GAAACTTGAAGATGCTTTCTCAACTTTGCTACCTGATTTTGCGTTTCTATCTTTTAACACTGATGACCTTCTTCGTGGCGATTATGCGACTCGTATTGAAGGTTATGCGAAGATGCTTCAGAATGGTGTGTTCTCTGCTAATGAAGTTAGGCGTAAAGAGAATATGCCGCCGATTGATGGTGGCGATGTTGTTCGTGTGCCTTTGGCGAATGTGAATATTAGTGCTGCTTCTTTGACTGAAGATGAAACTAAAGTTGCGATGGCTCAGAAACTTATTGGGTTGGGTTTTGTGCCTGAAGATGTTTTGAAGTCTTTGGGACTTGACCCGATTGCTCATACTGGTTTGCCGACAGTTCAGTTACAGAATCCTACTACTGTGCCTGTTGGCAGTTATGAAACGGGAGAATAAATGGCTGTTGCTTCTGGTTCTTATAGTCCGCCTGAAGGTGTTGCTGTTGCTGCGAAGCGTGCTTTAAAGTGGATTGCTGATGGTTTGGCAGGTTCAGGTTTTACTGATGTTGGTAGGCGTAGAGCTTCTCAACTTGCTTCTGGTGAAGATGTTTCTGCTGATGTTGTAAATCGGATGTTAAGTTATTTTGCCAGGCATGAAGTAGATAAAACTGCTGTTGGTTTTGATAATAGAGATGAAGGTTTTCCAAGTCCGGGGCGAGTAGCTTGGGATGCTTGGGGTGGCGATGCTGGTCAAAATTGGGTGAATGGTTTGCCTAGTGAGTCTGCTATTCGTGCTTTAGGTAGTGCAATTGGTATAAGTGATTTTGACGATACGCTTTATGTTTCTGGTGGTTTAAATCAGGCTGTCTATTCTTATATTAAAGCGCAGGATGTTGATTTAGCTGTTGTTACTGGCAGGCATGAATCAGATCGTGTGAACACTACTGCTTTATTGAATAAACTTGGAGTGGACTATTCGGAATTGATTATGCAACCTGATAATCAGAATGATAGTGCCGCGTATAAGGGTGCTGTTGCATCAAAGTTTTTAGCTGATGGTTTGGATGTGGTTTTTGTGGTTGAAAATAATGCTGAAGCTCGTAAAGCATATAAGGATGCAGGCGTAGGTGTTGTTTTGAATCCTGCTGATTTACCTAAGTTAGATGCAGTTAGACAATTGGAAGGTTACACGATGAGTAATGATGATTTAGTTTCTAAGGTAGAGCATTTAAAAGCTGATACTTTACATTTGATTCATTATCTGTCTATGACTGTTGAGCAGTTATCTGAACTTGTTGATGCTGTTGCTGAACCTGCTGTGCCTGCTGACCCTGCTGTTGATCCTTCTATGATGGAAATGGATAGTGTGCGTTTTGTTGAACCGGCTAAGGTCGCTGAGTTGCATGAGCGTGGTGAGCGTGTAACTAAGGGTATTGAGCGTAGACAGGGTTTTACTGATTTTGAGATTCGTCAAGAAGGCGATGGTATGACTCTTAGGGGTTATGCAGCAGTATTTAATTCACCTTCTCAGCCTTTGCCTTTTATTGAAACTATTGAGCCTGGTGCTTTTAGAGATTCGCTCAATTCTCGTAACGACATCAAACTTTTGTGGAATCACGATACAAGTGTTGTTTTAGGTTCAACTAGGGCAGGCACTTTACAACTATCTGAAGATGATAAAGGTTTGCTTGTGGTAGCTAGTTTGCCTGATACTAATGCTGGGCGTGATGCAGCAGTGTTAATTAAGCGTGGCGATGTTACCGGTTTTAGTTTCGGATTTCGAGTGCCTGCTAATGGTGATGAATGGCCTTCAGCGAATCAGCGTATTCTAAAGCGTGTAAACATTCACGAAGCATCTTTGACTGCGTTCCCTGCCTATCTTGGCACTGAAGGTTCGGCCAGTGTTAGAGCTATGACTGAACTTGCTTCTAAGATTGCTCGCCTTGCTGAGATTCGTGGGGTGTCTGCTGAAGAATTGACTGATGCGCTTTTGGCTTTAGAGTCAGGCGATGAATTGACTGAACGCCAGGGCGATCTGCTTACAGATACTTTAGGTAAGGTTTTGAAGCAAGACCCTGAAGTTACTAACCCTAATGCGCTTTTAGAGTTGAAGAAAAAGGAACTTGATTTGCTGATGAAGCGAGTATAATTAGACTTGCTCCTTCTGGTGTTGGAAGCTAAAAAAGAAAACTATTTCTTTCCCCCTACTTTGTCCTAGGGGGTTTTCTTTTATCTTGTATAAATGTTTGGTATAGACTTTATTTGTTAGGCGTGTTTATCCCCTGATACAAGATATGTGAGTTTATCTCTGATCTAAACAAAATCCCCTTTATACATTTATGTTCTTGAAAGGAACAAACCTTATGAGCGATTTTATTGCTAAACAGGTTGATGCTAAAGCTAAGGCGTGGCACGAAGCTAAGGAACTGATTGATTCAGTTGAAGCGCGTGGCGGTTCTTGGTCAGGCGAAGATGAAGCAAAGTATGCTTCTCTAACCGCAGACATCAACAAAAGAAATGAACTAATTGAACTAGAGCAGCGTGAAGCAAAAACTTCTGAAGCTATGCAAAAGGCTGCTGTTGATTTTGCTGGTGCAACTGTTTCAGATAATGAAGCAGACATTCTACGCAAGATGGCTTTAGGCGAGATTCGTGGCTATGAGTTTAAGATGGAGAAGCGTATCACCGGTTCAAGCACTGGCGCGCCTGTGCCTACTTCCTTTGCAGACTTTATTGTTGCTACTGCTCGTTTGGTAAACCCACTACTTGAGTATGCAACTGTAATCAACACTGCTAGTGGTGAGAACCTTCAGATTCCTTCACAGAACGCTTTCTCAACTGCAAGCATTGTGGGTCAGGGTGTAAGCATTGGAACTTCAGAGCCTACATTTAACGCTTTTACAACTTTAGGTGCATACAAGTTCTCAGCTCTATCTCAACTATCACGCGAACTTGTGCTTGATGCTGGTGTAGATATTGTTGGATTCTTGGCTGGTCAGTTTGGTAACGCTTTTGGTTTTGCTATCGCAAACAAGATTGTTAACGGAACTGGAACTGTTGAGCCTACTGGTTTCTTGCCTGTTGCTGGAACTGGTGTAACTGGTTCAACTGGTGTGTCTGGTGCTTTCACTGCTGATAATGTTATTGACCTTATTTACAGCCTTGATGGTTCGTTGCGTCAGAAGCCTTCTTTTGCAGTTCTTGCAAACAAGACTTCTATTGCTGCGTTGCGTAAGCTAAAGGATACTGCTGGAAACTATGTATTCCAAGTTGGAGATGCAAAGGATCGCCGCGACCTAGTTCTTGGTGTGCCAGTGATTGAAACTCCTGCTATGCCAGACCCTGCTGTTGGTGTGAACTCACTTGTTGCCGGAGATTTGGCAAGTTTGTATATTCGTAATGCTGGCGGATTGCAAGTAGATCGTTCAGACGATTTTGCTTTTGGTAACGACCTTGCTACCTGGAGAGCGACCTGGAGACTGGACTCTGCGTTAGTTCAGACTGCAAACATCAAGAAGTTTAAGGGTGGCGCAAGCTAATCCTGCTTCATTAGAGAAACCCCCTGAACTCAAAAGGTTTGGGGGGTTTTTCTATTATGCTTTTAGGCATGACTTCTAAAGCGTGTATTTCTTGGTATAGCAATTCTTTAAATCAGCCGACTGGTTATGGCACTCAATCTAAACAGGTTATTCAGCGGTTAGTTGCTGATGGGCATAAGGTTGCGATGCTTTCTAACTATGGTGGTGAAGGTGTAAATAGCACGATTGAAACAGGGTCAGGGCTTATACCGCATTACAGTCGTGGCATGAATCAATACTCTACTGATGTGATGCCTTTGCATCATGCTCATTGGAAGGCTGAGAACGCTAAACTGCCTGCCTTTTTGATTACGCTTTATGATGTTTGGGTTTTAGATCCTGCGTTGGATAGTATTCCTATTGCTTCTTGGACTCCCGTAGATCATCAGCCTGCGCCTGAGAATGTTTTGAAGTGGTTGAAGAAGCCTAATGTTACTCCGATTGCTATGTCGCAGTTTGGTAAGGCGATGATTGAGAACGCAGGTATTCAAAGCGAATATATTCCGCATGCTATTGATACGACTGTTTTTAAGCCGACACTTAATTTGCCTGAAGGTATTAGTGGGCGTGAGTTTTGTGGTGGTGAA